GATCAAATGTACGTTCTAATAAACCATTAAGAAATTCTGTCTGCATTCTCACAAATATAGCTGATAATTGATTACGTATGATGTTAACTCAAGGAATTCAAACTAAATGAATGATAATTTAAACTACAGTGCTTTATTTAACTCCAGCGATGGTCAACTAATATTAAATGATCTGATTGAGAAGTTCTATACACCAATGATAAAACAAGATAATGTTAATGATACGTATTTTAGATTAGGTCAAATAGATACCATAGCCTTTATCTTAGCTCGAATCGAAACAAGTAAACTCTATATACTAAATACTAATATACAACAGGAGACTAATTAATGAGTGAACAAGAAGCACAAGTACTAGATAATACTGAACAAACAAATACTAATGCAGAAACTCAAGTACAGTTACCAGATTATTCATTCGTATCTGATAAATTTAAAGTATATAAAGAAGGTTCAGATACAGACTTAGATTTGGATAGTACACTACAGAAGCTTCATAAATCATATTCAGAATTAGAGAAAAAGATTGGTAGTAAAGGTGTTCTTAATGCAGCACCTAAACCAGTTGAGTTAGATCTAACTGAATTTGATCAAGATTACCTAGAGAACAATAAAGATCTAGTTGAATTAGCTAAAGCAAACGGATTATCTAAAGAAGCTTTTAAAACTCTAACTGATACTTATAATGATAAGATCAAACAAGTATTAGAGTATAAAGAACAAGAAACCTATGAGAACACCATTACTCAATTAGAGGGTATCTGGGGTAAAGATACAGAAGTACAGGTTAATTACGCCAATGATGCTATAATTAAACTTGGATTTTCTGAAGATGAGATTGCTGCTGTAGCTAATAACATCCCATTTATCAAACTAGCTGCTGCATTTGGTTCTCAGCTTGGTGAACATAAAGCACCATCAGTTGTAGCGAACTCTAGTTCATTACGAGATTTAGTAACGAATCCTGCATACAGCGATTCAAGACATCCAGACCATAAAGCTATCGTATCTCAAGTACAATCTCTTTATGCACAAGGACACTCTTTAAAGAGTTAAAATAAACATATCCGTTATATAGACAGAACCCTGTTATCTTAATTGTACATACAAGATCAGATAAGTTCTCATATATAACCTAAGAATAATAAACAAGGAATAAAGAACGTATCAAGTATTCAAGGTAAGCTCGCTACTTACCTTCTTACTTATACACAATTCAATATTAGTTGTATTTATAGTTCTTAACAATTAAGATGTATATCTAACATTGGTATACATATATTCATAAGAGAGTACATACATCTTATGTTAAAACATCATAAACACAAATGTATTTCTTTATTAAGAAATATCAAAACAAACTAATATATAAAGGAGACTTAATATGCCTATTACCAATCAAGACCACATTACCGCTGCATTCGTTCGTCAATATGCTGATTCATACGAACTTGCCGCTCAACAAACAGAATCAAAACTTATGGGTACAGTTGAATCCGAGGGCAATGTTGTTGGTAGCTCATTTACCATTAATGACTTAGGTTCAATCGACTTCAGTGCTGCTGGTGCTCGCTTCAGTGATACCACTCTAGCAATCCCAACTGCTGGTACTCGTGTTGTTACCATGTCAGATCATCAATTGTTCGTACCTATCGAGCCACGTGATCTTGTTAAATTAAAAGCTGATCCAACAGATTCTTATATGAAGAGTATTGTTGCTGGTCGTAATCGTTTCATTGACTCAATTATCTATAATGGATTAGTTGGTCCTGTCTTACGTAAACAATCTGAATCAGACTCAACTTTAGCTGCTGTTAACGTACCTGTTGGTCAGAATATTGTTTCTGGTGGTACTGGATTAACTAAGAGCAAACTGATTGCAGCTCGTGCTAAATTTGCTGAGAACAATGTTGATGAAGAACTCTATATCCTCTATAACCACAAGATGTTAGCTGATATCCTAGCTGATGACACACTCACTCATGCTGACTACATATCTATACAAATGTTACAAGCTGGTGATCTCAAAGGCACATGGATGGGCTTCAATTGGGTTCATTATCAAGGTTTAGCTGATGGTGCAGATAACACTGAATTTAAAACTGTTGCTTATGCTAAATCAGCCGCTCGTTTTGGTTCAGCTACAGTCGTACCTCTACAGATCAATACTCGTTATGATATGAATCATATTAGCCAAGTTGGTGCTATCGAGAGTTATGGTTGCGGTCGTGCGAACGAACAGAAATGCGTAACTATTTGTTTTAAGAAAGTCTAATCTTTCTTGACATACATAGAGGGGAGGGATCAATCAATTCCCTCCCCTTTTTTATTATCTAAACACTAACACAGGAGACAAATATGACAGATAAAACAAATATCATCAATCAAGCTTTTGTATTACTAGGAGTTGAATTAATAGATTCAATTGACTCCAATAATATTAATGCCAAACGTGCCAAAGTAATATATGATCAAACACGTCAATCTCTCTTAAGAGAATATCCCCACACATCATGTACAAAAACTGTATCTTTAGGCGCACCATTAGCTAACACTAATAACTATAATACACCAGATGATTGTTTACGTATTTTGTCTGTACATACTGGTAATGAACCTGATGATAACGATAGAGATTATGTATTAAAAGGGCGAGTTCTCACCACAACTGTAACTAATCCTAATCTAACTTATATATACGATAATAAGAACGAGGAGACATATAGCGTTGGATTAACTGAAGCTTTAGTCTATCTATTAGCATTCAAGTTATCTAAATCAATACTAGGACAAACTGATACTAACTTCTATAAACTATATCAAGAAACAATTGATCAAGAGAAGAGTGTGGACTCACAACAAGTACCATCACAAGCCTTTTTTGACGATAGCCAATTTACGAACTTCAAATACAGTAATTATTAATCTATACGGGAGATAAACATATGAGAGTAAACATGACAAACTTTCTCGGTGCATTAATATCAGAAGACTTAAGTTTAAGAACAGACTTAGAAGCTTTTAATACATGTCTACATGTAGCTCAGAACGTCACACCAATCATTACTGGATCACTACAGAAACGTAAGGGAACAGTATTAATAGATAAAGATAAGACATACAAACGTATGTTCAATTTTAATGATGTATTAGTGTATATAGATAATGAATTAATATATGTTAACAATCAAACATTCTCTCACCAATTCACTGATCTAGACACCATTCAGTTTATTAGTACTAAAGATCGAGCATTCTTTCTACAGCCTTATCTAGGTGTATACGAACTCAAATATTTTAAAGCAACTAATGATTATACATTCTTACCTTTTGTATTTAAATATCCAGCTTTAACAGGTAATACAAATGAGAGAACTAGAACTCCAGGAAGCTCACTAAAGTTAGAGAAATTAGAAGGTGAGAATGTACTAGTAACTGCTGAACAATACAAGATATATGATGCGAACACCACATACTTTCTTGATGATATTGCTCTAGTGAATAATGCAGGATACATCACACCATTCAAGATGATATATACAAGTGCGAAAGGAATCCCACCTGTTGATGTTAACTATTTCGAGATTAATAGCTTCTATTGGCAACGAGATACACTTAATCTAGTAACTTATCCTACATGGGGTAGTTCAGTAAATTATGCTGCTGGTGCTCAAGTATACTATAAAGGTAAGTACTATGAATCAGATATTAATGGTAACTTAAATAAAGCTCCTGATGTACATACTGGCGATTGGCATTTAGTAGTACCAATCCCTTATGATCAATCTATATTTGAATTAAGTGATGTTGGTAAGTATATACGAGTGAATCAAGGTGTTGTTCTAATCAAACAAGTACTTAATACAGATGGTGGTCCTGCTACATTAACTTCAATCAATACTAAAGTAAGAGGTGATTTCTTAGTTAAAGCTGTAGCATTAGAAGCTATTAAAGACTCATGGTTTATTAGTGAGAGTGAGTTTAATTATGTTGATCCGATGACGTATGAAGCCAAGTCGAATATAACAGCAATTTGTTTGATTCAACAAAGACTAGTAGTCAGTACAGATAACACAATATACTTTAGTCAGATAGGTGATTATAATAATTTCCTACAATCTAGTGTGACTCTTACTTCAGATGCATTCAGTGTGAGCACATACTCTAATCTGACAACTGTAGTTAAATACTTAACACCTTGGCGTAATGGTATTATTGTCCATACAGATAAGACGCTTATATATGTGTATTCAGATACTCTCATTAGTGCTCTAACAATGAAGGCTCAAGAATCAGTATATGATCCAACAGCTAATTGCCAACCTGTACAAATACAAGGGGATGTTCTCTATATATCTAACGAGAGATTAAGATCAGTAGTTTACTCAAGAGATAGTGATGGTCTCGTATCAGTTGTATTAAGTTATCAATATAGATTTGAGAATGAGAATATTATTAAGATAGTTCAGCATTATGACTATACTTATCTATTAACTGATAAGGGATATGTTTTCTGTATGTTGTATGATAAACTAAATGATATTAAGTCAATATCTAAACACACATACTATAACTATATTATTGATATTGAAGCTACTACAGATGCTATATATCTATTAACTAATAATGGCCGTATCTTACTAACAACTAGAGATTTAAGTATATATACAGATAGTACAGTGTCATTACTAGCTAATAAAGAATTAGGTATGTTAGCTTATAATCCAGATACAAGAACAATTATCACTGATCCAGATGAGTATGACAGCAACACTAGATATGGTTATCAGTATTCTGTAGCTATCCAAACTGTTAATCTTGATATGGCTCGTTACCAGAATAAAGTAACAAATATAGATGGTTCTCAAGCTATCAAGGATGTTGTATGTCGTGTTCAAGATACATCTCATCTAGTTATTAATAATCAAGATACAGAAATAAAGAATGGATATACAGGATCAATACGCATATACGAGGATAAGAGAATAAGTGATTGGACTAGTGGTGATAATGAACAAACATCATACAGACTTAATATACTATCTCTATCACCATTCAACTTCACAATCAAAGGAATCTCAATCAATGTTACCTAAAGGAGGATAAGATGATTAATTTAAATACTACTAATACTGGTGGGCAAACTACTACTACTAACAACACATCCTCATTGGCTAATATTAGTGGACAAGAAGGATCAAATATGATAGGGAAGACAATCTCTATCATATCTAACTATCAACAAGCTAAATCAAATATTAGACAATTAAAGGCAGATGCAGCAGCTAGGATTGGTTTTGGTAAATTAGAAGCTGAACGTATCAGACGAGATGGTGAACGTGTTAAGTCTAAAGCACAATCAGAATTAGCTGCTAGTGGCTTAGAAGTATCAGGGTTACAAGGTCAAGCAATTCAAGATACGATCAAATTTAACTCAGAAATGAATGCATACGAAAAAATCTTTACTGCTCAGAATGAAGCCAATGCACTCTTAAAACAAGCGGAAATACTCAAGAAACAACAGAAAGGTGGTTTAGTTCAAGGTGTGCTATCACTTGGATCTGATATAACTAAAGCGATGGCAAATTTGCCAGCTTGATTAAACTAACAACACAAACAACTAATAAAACAAAGGAGACTTAAATATGGCTATATCACTCGGGAATTATGTAGATTATCAAACAGCAAAACCAGTTCAGAATCCATTAGATATAGGTCCATCTGTTGGTGCTATGGTAGGTCAAGGTATTTCTGAATTATCCAACACTATTGATGAACAAGTACAAAAGATGAATAATGCTAAGTTTGTTATTGAGAAGACCAAATATCTAAATGAGAGAAAACTGTATGAAGAGGATATTGAACAACAAATATTAGCAGGTAAGCTAACTGACCAAACAGCTAAAGAGGAGATGTCTAAATATGATAAACAAACCAGTGCTCGTTATCAATCTATTATACCAAAACCAATGTCAGTTAAGTTTGATCAGTTAGTTGAATTAGAACAAGTTACAACAAATGATGTTCTCGCTCGTACATATCAGAAGCAACAAGATGATAAATTCATAGCAGAATTTGCAGTAACCTATAATGAATTAAAGAAAAACCCTGATCGTGCTAGGGCTGATGCTGACTTATCTAGTTTATTAGCTGATCCACGTATACCAGCAGATAAGAAATTAGAACTTGAATACAAGTATTATAATGAACGATCTACTATAACTAATAATGAGTTGATTGAAGGTTTTGAATATGATGGTGGTGGTGATGCTGTATATAAGAGTGGTATTGCTTCTTTAGTCTCATTAAGATCTGAAATGGATGATCCTGGATACAACAAATATTTAACTGCTGAACAAGTATCAACATACAAAAAGAATATAGATGATCAGATAGATCGTAATGCTAAACTGTATACCTCTCAACAGACTGCTCTTAATAAAGAACAAGTAGCTGCTAGTGAGAAAACAACTAAAGACTATATAGATCAAGTTAACTCTATATTCCCAGTATCAGCTGAAGTTAGTACGAGTATGTCTAAACTTAATCCAGAGTTATATAAAAAAGGTGAAGAGTTAAAACGTATGTATAAGATTTATCAAAATGGTACTCCAGATGAGAGACAACAGATACGAGATACATTCCAACGTGATTTTGAAGCAGGTAAGTATCAACAATCCGCTATAGATGAATTAGGTGGGTATGCTAAGGTTATGAGTACTCTTGATGGTATTGATAGAGAGATGGATAAAAGAGAGAAAACTGATCCTGTTGGCACTTATAATGATAGATATAAAACTAACTTAAAATTAGATGATCGTAAAGCTGCTGTAGCTTCTTTAGAGATTAATGGACATAAACGTGTACCTTATACAAAACCTGAATTAGACCAAATTAAAGCTACGGGGTGGACAACTCCAGAAAATAAAACTCAAGTACTAAGAGAATTTATGGATAATTCAAAAGGTGCTAAAGATCAGAATAGAGCTTTACTTGATCAGATTGATGCTGTAGCTCCAAAAGATCAAGTACTCAAGTACAATATGTATGCTAGATTGATAGGTAATAATGCAGCTCAATTTGATGCTGATGGTAATGTTGTTACTAATCCTGATCCCAAAACACAAGTTGATTTAGCTACAGCTTTAATGATTGGGGATGATCTTAATATGAAGCTAGGTAAAGACTTTAATGATGCGATTAAGGATGAGAGTCCATTAGAACAACAAGCTCTTAAATCAGCTTATAAGTATGTGATATCAACTTCAAATGGTACTCTATCAAATCTAGATACAGCTGGTAAAGCAACACTAAATGATGCAGCGATGAAGCGTGCTAAGATTATGTTGTATGGAGACGTACTTAAGGAATCAGGGTTTGTTATTGGTCGTAATCACTATTTCAAACGAGGTGGTTATCCTGAGATACGTTTACCTTTAGGTATGTCAAATGATCAAGCTCATGATAAGATCAACACTTATGTTACTAATTTCTCTAACTTTACTGGTGTTAGTGCATATGATATATCAAGTTATAATCTTGTTGAAGTACCAAATCGAGATGGTTCTTTAATGTATGTTGATGCTAAAGGAAGACCATTGTTATATGGATACACTAATGATAAAGGTGATGACCTCTCACCAACTAAGACAAATACACATACAAAACCAGTACCATTCATTATTGATTTAACAGGTAAACAACAAGGTAATGTTAATACAAAATTAAGAGATAAATTACTACCTCAAACTAAAGCTACAATGGATCAAACAGCACAAGAGTTAGCTAAAGAACGAGAATACCGTGCAAAACAAGTTGGTAACTAACAAATAAACATAAAGGAGATTAGACAATATGGCAAATATACTGCAACAAGCTGTACAAGCAACAACACTTAACTATACAGATAAAGATAGATTCCCTAAATACCAACCAATGGGTGGATTAACACCTGATCAAATTGAAGCGAATGCTCCAGTTAATGAAGTATCTCAATTTGCACGTAAATTAACAGGTGGTGTGTTTTCAGGAGCTAATGAATTAGTTACTGCTACAATGACTGGTGTTGCTGCTGCTACTGATAATGAGTTGTTAAGGAATAGTGCTGAGATGTCTCGCAATGAGATTCAAGCTGAAATTGATACTTATACAAGACAAGAAACTCAAGATGCAGGATGGATGGATACATTATCTTATGGTCTAGGTAAATACTTAGGGATTCCTGGTTTAAGTGCTGCTTCAGGTATTGGTCGTCTGGGGGTTGCTGCTACTGGTGCTGTATTAGCTGGTGAGACTGGAGCTATTAGTTATCAAGAAACAAAGCAAGAGTTAATGAAGCAAGATGTTGATAGAGATACAGCTAATACTGCTGGTGTTATCACTGGTGTTGGTATGGGGTTAGCTACTGTTATCCCTGTTGCTCCTTCATTAACTAGTGCAGTACGAGCTACAACTAAATTAGGTTTAGGTGTTGTTGGTGGTGCAGTTGCTGGTGTTGGTATATCTCAAGGAAGCTTGGGTTTAGCTGGTGCTTATGTATCTGATAAAGGATTAAGAATACAAGATCCAGATTTAGCTAATAAATATAAGAAAGCTGGTGAACAATATAAAGATATAGCAACTGATCCTGTTGCTTGGGGTATTGGTTTGGGTATGGGAGCTATCATTGGTGGTGCTGTTGGATACTCTAAATATAAACAATTTAAAGCAACAGAAGCTCTCATAAATCAATATAAGAATAAGCCATTAGCAACTCAAGCTGAAATTGATGCTGTACGTCAAAGTAACCCAACACAATATAAGAATGCTAATGAATACACACCAGCAGATATTGATCTTGAGAGATCAAGACGTGAGGATCCTAATTGGCTACCTGATCAAGAAGCTTTAGATTTTGAGATAGCTACAATAATTGATGTTACCAAGAGAATAGAACAAGCTAAAGATTACTCTTATAATGATATTGCTTCTGCTGGTATATTAACAACTAGTGATATGAACATCATCCTTAATAATAACAGATTGATTGGTTTGTTTAATAAGACAGGTGATGAGAAATATCTAGATCAGTTAGAGATTCCTCAAGTACACCGAGATGCGTATCTATTACGTTATGAAGATCCTAATGTTGGTGGATACACTGGACTTGTTGATTTTAGTGCTAATAGTGATGAGAATATTAGAGTGAGATATTTTGATATTGCTGGTATTCGTGATGCTTATAATTCTAATATACCTTATATTCCTCCTCATACAACTAATGTTACTGAACAAGCTAAGAGTAATCCAGCAGTTAAATATAAGGATAATATTGGTGATACGATTGGTAAAGGTGAAGGAGGTTGGTATAGTTTTAATAAAGGGAAGGGTGGTGATAGTCCTAATCAAAAACTAGATGAGAATATTACTATTCAAGATATTAGAACTAGACAAGCTTTACCTAAAGATGATCCTAATAGATTGTTTGCTGTCGGTAAATATCAGATCGTTCCTAGCACTTTAGAGGCAGCTATTAAGGCATTGGGTCTGAAGCCTAATACTAAATTCACTCCAGAAGTACAGGAATATATCTTTAGAGAATACCTCATGAAGAAGAAACAACCTGAAGTGTATGAATACATTACCAACCCAAATAAAGGTGATGCTAAATCTCAAGAAGCTGCTGTATTAGGATTATCTAAAGAATTTGCTAGTGTTGGTATACCAAGAGATATTGATGGTAAATCGAAAGGATCTTCATACTATTCTGATGTTGGTAATAATAAAGCTTCTATATCACCTGATACTGTAGCTAGACAGTTAGAGCAACAACGTAAGAGATATCAAGAAGCTATTAAGAAAGGTATGAGTGAAGAGGAAGCTTGGTCTGCTTCATTTGGTGATGTACAAGCTAAATTATCTAGTACTGTTAAGGGTGATATTAAGAGAACTCAATCAACTAATAAAGATGGTTCTATATTTAAAGAAGGTGATGATTTTGATGTACCTGGGAATAGCGTCTTTATATATGGAGCACCTCCTCGTACTGAATTAGTTATTCCTGAGAAACCATTCTCAATTGTTGGGTATATTAAAGACTTATTTGGTGATAACAGTATACTAGTAGATACACCTAATGGTAAACAGTGGGTAAATAGAACTAATAATACATATCAAGGTGAATTAGGTAGATTAGCAGGTAAAGATTTAGATATGATCTCAATGCAGTCACGAGCAATCCAAAAGGTATATGAAGAGTTATCATATCAATATGCTCTTAATATAAGAGATAAAGCTCTTAAGATGACACCTTCCTTAACACAAATTGAAGTACAAACTATTATGAGAAATGCTTGGGATAATCATCAGGCTAATCTTAAGATAGGACAATCTAAAATCTTTAATGAGGAATATACAAATAATATAGCTCGAGGTGATAATGAACAAGAAGCTCTATCTAAAGCATTAACTGCTACTAACACTAGACTAAAGGCTGCTGCTATTGGTCAATCAACTCGTACAGGTTTTAGTCAGAATCAATCTAAACAAGATGACTCTGATACTGTAGTTCAAGATATTACTAATACACCAGGTACCGTTAAAGATCAAACTATTAATGGTAAGAAAGTTGTTGATGAGCAAGATGTTACTAATAATAAACCAGGACGTGATCCTAAAGATGATGATGGTAATGCTAAAGATGGTAATGCTAAAGATGGTAATGGTAATGCTAAAGATGGTAATGCTAAAGATGGTAATGGTAATGCTAAAGATGGTAATGCTAAAGATGGTAATGCTAAAGATAATGATGGTAATGGTACTAATACATCTAAAGATGATGGTAATGGTAAAGATGGTAATACTACAACTCCTAAAGATGATGGCACTAAGACATCTAAGTTAACTCTTGATGATGGTAGTACATTAACTCGTATTAGTACTAAATTACCTGATGGACGTGTTCGTAATGTATATATTGATGGACAAGGTAATAGAACTCTACATGATCAACCTACTAAAGCTGACCCTAATGCAGTATCTAATCTAGTTAATTCAGGACTTAAGGATACAGATACAGTTACTATTAATGGTCAAGTATTATCTAAAGCTGAGATACAACAATTATTAGCTTTAAATGGTAAGATAGATAATAATGCATTAGAGGCTTTTGCTACTTGTGCGCTTAATTTCGGTAACCCATAATAAACATAAATTAAGGTATTGAGTATTCTTGATACCTTATATACATAATCTTAATATATTAATAAATACAAGGAGACTATATACATATGGCTACAGCTAACCCATGTCGATCAACCTTAGAATCAGCTTTAGGGCGTACATTAAGTGATCAAGAGTTCAAGAAAATAGAGGCTGATTTTAAGATAGCGTCTAAAGATGCAGCTAAAGCTTTTGGTAAAGGGTTCTCTAATCAACCAGCTAATGTACGAGCTAAATTAATTAGTGATCAACTCAATCTAAATAGAGCTAAATCTCTAACCTCGCTAGAAAATCAATTGTTAGCAAATGCTAATATCACATCACTAACTAATCTTGGTAGTACATTAGGTAAAGATCTTAATACCATAAGTGCTAAAGAGTTAGCTGATAATATAGATAATATGATAGGTACGGATCCTACTCGTACATCTTATCTTGATAGAGGTGGAGATGCTAAGAATTTTGATACAGTAAGGCAGGTTTTTGGTAATAGATTGGCACGAGTATGGTTTGGTGTTGATAATGCTCGATTGAAGGATCTTGATGCGATTTATGGCACTACTGGTACGATGGTTGATGATAAGTTAGAGAATGCTTTAGCTGATCGTATTCTGAATGATAAACAATATATGGAGGATTTCTATCAAGCTATTAATGATCTATATATGAATGCTGGTCTCAATACAAGAGTTGATAAGTTGAATATCTCTTTATCTAGAGAAGATATTATAACTCTAACTAGAAATAATGGTATGGATGTTGATGCTGCTGCTAAAGCTTTTGAGGCTAGTGTTAATCCTTTATTAGCTAATGGTAATACTGTTAATCTTCAGGATTTATTTAAAGCTGCTTTATCTAAAGGTACGTTGATTGATGCTGGCGGTGTTAGTAAATCTGGTGTTGAATTGTTACGAGATTTGAAGTTTAAAGATGGTGAATCCTATATGACTTTCCTTAAGATGTACAGTAAACAGAAAGATCTCGCAAGTCATGTCAATAATACGATTAGTCAAGTGTCAGCTGATTTAGCTAAATACGCTATATTCAAGAATGAGAATATTGGGGATACTATTGATAGGAAGATTAAACAAGCGAGAGAGTCTGGTGTTGAGAATAAAGCTATTAGTAAACTCGAGGCTACTAAACGAGCATATCAAGAACATGTTGAAGGGACACTAGGAAAAGACTTTGATGATACTATTCTTGATCTATCAATACAAACAACAGGTGCTTATGTTCGAGCTACATATCTTGGTACTAGTGGTGTTAAAGGTGTTGCTACTGATAAGATTGGGGCTACAATGGTGATGCTTAATCGAGGCGATCTTGGTGCTGCTATTGATTATAATACGAAAGCGATTTCGGAAGCTGTTGATGGTTTTAGTGTTAAAGATTTGGATACGTTTTATGTTGGTTTAGATGAATTTATGACTAGCACTCAACACTATATATCTAGAGATCGTGGGGGTATTGCTGATACTGATTCATGGGTTCGAGGTAAGTTGAAGCGTGGACGTGATATTGCTCGTAATCTAGCTACAAAAATACAAATTGCTCAGGGTGTTCACCGTCATGCATTAGCAACTAAACGCTCATTAGGTAAGATGTTAGAGAAACAGATGTTTGATCCAACTTATAACACATCCTTGAGAGATTCATATAGTGTTGGGACTCATGCAACAGTTGTTAAGTTAGGTATTAAAGATTTGAATGGGCTTAATAATTTAGATATGAATACTTATAATACTAAGATGGGAACAACTCTAGATCAAGCTAGTTTTGATAAAGCTAAGGCAGATTTATCTTTAGATGTTGAAGCTGCCATTATGCATCAGATAAATGCACTACAAATTGACTCTGGTTCTGTATCTTCTGGAGCTTTAGTTAGTCGTTGGATGGGGAGTCCTAGTGGTTTTGCTCGTCGTTATGTAGCTCCATTGTTTAATCAATTTGGTGGATACTCTATCAATTTTTTATTAAAAAACCAAATGATTCGAGATATATTAACTGCCGATACGATATCAGGGCGTGCGAGAAATGCTGGAGTGTTTGTGGCTTATGCTTTAATTGCTGGATACTCTAATGCTAATATTGGCGGTTTTTTACGAGATGGTGTAGATCATGAATGGACTAACCCATATAGTGATATTGCCAGTATTGCTTCAGGGGATTCAGAAGCTGCCATGCGTGTTGCTACTAATTTAGCGAGTGGTTCAAGTTTACCTTTACTTAAACAAATTGAGGGTTCACTTAAAGGACAAAGCATCGAGAAGTATTCACCATCATTAGGTTTTATTTTTGGTTTAGTTGGAGCAATATATGATGTTATTACTGATCCAACTGATCCAGAAGCTCAATCTCAACTTATTAAGAAAGCATTACCTTTTAACTTGCCTGGTCTTAAGCAAGGTATTGATACTGTACGAGAACAAATAACAGGAGAAGAATGATGGATATTAACAAATTAAAACAGATTAAAGATTTAGCTTTAAATGATACGTTTGATTATGTACAAGCTGCTTCAGTTTTAGATATTGAGGATGAAGAAGAGAACTTTACCAAATCTAATCATTATCGTAATGCTGGTATGTGTTTAGGTATTGTTGCTAAGATTGAGAACTTGTTATCTAAAATTAAGATAGTTGAGGATACTAGTAATAAAGATAAAGAGTTAATAGATAAAGTTGATAAAGCTAAAGCAACTCTAGATAAGATCAAGAATAATCCTGTTACTGTACAAAATATGAACAATACAAAATCAATCTTACTTAAAAGGGAGAGTACATGACACGAGAAGATATAACATTTCCTTTATTCTTTATTCTGTATGCTCAAGAGATGGGTTGGAGTGTACCTAAGTTTCATATTGAGTTATGTGACTGGTTAGATAATTACGGACCTCTTAAGGTAATAATGATACCTAGAGGTCACGGTAAGAGTACGATACTAGAGATATATAACGCATATAAGATATACAAGAACCCTAATCACCTTATGCTTCATCAAGGAGCTACAGATTCTGATGCTTATAAGATATCTAGAGGTACGGCAGCAGTACTTGAGAAACATCCTTTAACATGTGATTCTTGTGTTAAAATTAAAGGAGAAATACAGAAATGGTGGGTAAATGGTTGTGATGATGTTAAGCATGGTAATATTCATGCTAGAGGGATACTATCTAACGTTACTGGTTCTAGAGCACATGAGATACAAAATGATGATGTTGAATGTCCTAATACAACTGGTTCTCAAGATTTAAGAGATAAATTAGCTTATCGTTTAAGTGAGCAGATTCACATATTAATTCCTGGTGGTTCTAGGTTATTTGTAGGAACACCACATACTCAAGATTCAATTTATACAAAACTAGCTGAAGCTGGAGCAGATTGTCTTATTAGACCAATGTATCAATACAGTAAGAGAATAATGAATGTTGAGAAAGGTAAGATATATAAACTTGATGATTATAATAACTATTATGTATTTAGTGGTGTTGGTAGTCAATCATGTATACCTAAGTACTATATTATTAATGATCATATTATCTTTAAAGAAAACTACAATCTAGTTGATATATATGCTGAAGCTTTATGGCCTGAGAGATTCACACATGAGGTTATGTTACAGAGACGTATTGAGTGTTCTAATATATCTGAATGGGATAGTCAATATCAATTAGAATCCAAGCCAATTGATGGTAATGCTTTAGATATAGATAAATTCATAACTTATGATCATGATGTTGTGTATCATAAAGCTAATCGTAATACTCAATGTCAGATTGGTAGTAATATTATGTCTAGTGTTCAATCTGATTTTGATTCTTATTCTTGTGCTGGAACAAAGAAAATTTTAGTTGCTATAATGATTGACAATCATCCCGGATATCCTGGTTATCAAGTAGGTCTTGATTATAAAGGATTTTTCCCTGATTATGATTATAGTTTTATGTCAAGCAACGCTTGGATAAACTTTACCTCTTATAGTTCTAATAATTGGGAATATTGTAATACTTATCCTTTTACAAATTGTAGCAATAATAATTACTTTGCAATTGCTGATTCAGGAATCAGTTTATATAGTGGACACTATTATTATATTCTTTACTCTTTGGGTTGTTTAATATCAGCAAGTTATACAAATATTCAGGGTATAGGATACATTCCTCTTTATTTTAATGGTTCATCTTTTGAAGGCGAAACTCCCCCAATTATCAATGGCTCTTGTGGTTCAGCAGAAGGAGAATCTTTTCCTTACCTTGACGAAGAATCCGAAAATCTTTGTGCTACTGGTTCAGTTTCTTGTCCTTATGCAATTTGTTATGGTGGAGATGTTATTGATAACGGCACGACTTACTACTGGAAATGTGAAGGTTCAGGAGAAGGAGCAACAAGTGAATATTGTCTTGCATATGTTTCTACTGCTACTGCTCAATGTGGTTATGCTTCAGGAAGTTATTCAACAATTCAACCTACTGGAACTGACGCTTGTTTGTATGGTGTAATTACAGATATGACTCAAAATGCAGACGATTCTTGGGCTTGGGATTGTGTTGTTTCTGAAACTGACTATACTTCTTGCGAAACAATTGCTTCTGCCCCTGAAATTCCAGGAACATTACCTTCCGATGATTCTATCGATTGTGATATTAGTCCAACAGATTTGTCCACAATCGGAGATTGTTTAGGTTCTGTTGCTAAATGGCTTTTTTTACCACACCAAGAAACACTAAACGAATTCTTTCAAATTCCAACAACCCTTCAAAAAAAAAGTCCATTTGGCTATTTTTATGCAGTTGGAAATTTATTTAAAAATTTAACTACTACTCCTCCTTCAGACCTTGAGTTCACTATGAAAAATGTTGATTCAACAAACATGACTTTGTGGAAGTATTCTGATTTTGCAGATTTTGTTGGTTCTGAAAATGTAAAAATATATTTTTCTTTGATTAGAGCATTGCTTTGGATTGGTTTTGCATATTGGATTTATTCAAAAGGTCGAAGCCTTTTTAACAATTCAGATTCAGAAAAATGATAGTTGATTTTTTAATGCAAATTGCAATTTCTTTTTTCAATTGGATTATTTCTTTAATGCCTAATTTTACTGGATTGCCTTCAGGGATTTCAACAGCATTTACAACCTTTGACACATATTGGGACAAAGGGAGTTTAGTATTTCCTCTTGACACTCTTTTTCAAATTCTTGCTTTAATGATTTCGATTGAAATTGGGATTTTTGTATGGCGTATGTTTTGGTTTTCATATAACAAAATACCAGGTAAATTTACTTAAAATTATGAACGAAGAGAGTTTATTTTACAAAATGAGTTTGAAAATTTTGAATTATTTAGATATTCAAGATTTTAATTTAGATTCAACAGAAATGTATAAGATTTCTTTTGAACTTTCCGAAGAAATTTTAGCATTACTTGAAAAAGAAAAATGGTTGAAGGAATAGTTGGATTACCTGGTTCAGGTAAAACATATTTGCTTGCTAAAATTGGGATTGAAGACATAAAAAAAGGCAAAGAAGTTTATGCTAATTTTCATTTGGAAGGAGCAAGATATTTTTCAAGATTACCACAAGTCATTGACATAATAAAATACAAACTTGTCAACAAGCAACCTGTCAAAATGACAATTTTGATTGATGAAATAAATCTTTCTTTTCCAAGTCGTATGTGGCAAAAGATACCAGGTTGGGTTTTGTATTTTTGGAGTCAAACCAGAAAATTTGGTCTTGATATTTATTACACTTCCCAATCACTTGCAAGAGTGGACAAAGTCATTAGAGAAATTAGTAATTTTGTTTGGGTTGTAAAACCCTTACCTTTTGGAATTTTTATGGCTTCTAAAATTTTACCTGAAGAATATGACAAAACCAAAAAAGATATCTACGAGAGAAAATTTTTTTTATTGGAAAAAAAGTATTTTTCAAAATATGACACTTATGAAATTTTAGAACTACAAGAAGAATTTTTAAAATAACTTTATGGACAAAAACTTTAATTTGACAATCCAATTTTATTTTGCTAAATTATTAAACATAATTGCAAAAATTCTTAAGTTTCCAAATTAGTTTTTGCAATAAAGGTCGAATTAGAACAGCGTAATAATTCACAAACTATGGCTTTAATTTTTAAGAAAAAATTGATACTTGTCGAAGCAAAGGAAATTGAGTTTCCTGACAAACAAAACCCATCAGAAATAGTCAAAAAATTCAAATACACTTTTCTTGACGAAACAGGAAACCTTGTTGAAGGTTATTTAGATACTCCTGATTATGTCAAAGATGTCCAAGATGTTGAAGGTTTTGACGAATCTAAAGCAAAAGTTTATTCTTTTGCAGTTAGGAAATTCAACGACAAGACAAGTTATATTTTGCAACCAAAAGCAAAATAAAAGGGAACAGGTATTCGTTCAGTTCGGGGCTTTTATTACCCCGAACTGGACAAACCTAAAAACACCTAAAAACAAACCCAAAATCCCGAAATGCGTTTAAATGCCCTTAAAAGCCCTTTAGAGAGGTTTTTTTTTTTTTATGATATATTTTACCTCTTTGCTATCTCTTGCCCCTTATACGCCCTTATACGCCCTTTTAAAGGGTATTTAAACCTTACCTGTTCCCTGTATTTTTTTTAAAGAAAAAAAAGGAGATAGCAAACACGAAAAAGCCAAGGGGGGGGACACTAGCATTTTATTAACCAAGTAAGAGGAGCAAGAACAAAATACTTGACAATTTTATTTTTATGATTATACTTAATCTCAAGAGGAGCAAGAACAGGGTATTGAATTGTATTTTTTTTCGGTTAAGTGTAAATACTACACTCTTTTTAGAGGAAACTCAATACCCCTGTAATTGCACTCTATAATATAATAATTTAAAAATAAAATGCTTTGGGTGTGTTATGCAGATGTATTAGAATCAGGAGCAGTTAATTATTATTGTGAAGCAAATGATGTTGTTGTAATATTGGGATTGATATTTTTATTCTTTGTATTTGTGGCTTTATTAAAAAAAATATTTGAATTTTAAAGCGGAAATTGAAACCCTAATACAATTTTACAATCTTTTTATTAGTGATTTGATTGCACCCTTTTTTGGTGTGTTTTTAGCATTAGGAATAATAATAAATTTAATTAGAGAATATCTTAAAGTATGACTGATTCAGAAATGATAACAGGATTCTTTTATGCGTTTGGTTTGGCTTCAATTTGTGTTGCTACGATTCTTATATTCCAGGCATACTTTAAAAAAAATTAACAATTCCAATAGGAATTTAAAAGGTCGAATTTGTTTATTGCATAAAAATAATTATTTAATCTAATAAAGCGGAATATGCAGCAGCAGTATTAGACGCTGCAACTTTAACAGCAATTGGAACAGCAATATCAGGAATAGTTGGAGATATCGAAAACATGATTCAAACCAATTTACCTGTTTTAGTTGTTATCTTTGCCACTCTATTAGCAATCAATGTTGCTATTAGATTAGTTAAAAGAACAGCAAAGTAGTCTAATCCTCAAAATTTAAAATGTAATTACTATTGCTCCTCTTGTTGACCTGCTTTTGGGTTGGTGTAAAGGTTGCATATTGGACTCGCACTCCAAAGGTTGAGGTTCAAATCCTTCTACCCACACAAACATTATGAAATACAAAACCATTATCAGTTTAATCGCCATTATTTTTTCCTTATCAAGTGGATTTGTTTTTGCTACACCTTTACCTGAAATTTATGATGAAAATGAATTGATGTCTTATACTTCTTCTAATGGGGGTTTGTATGTTAGAACAGGATTGATTTTCAATGCCTTTGACTATGACGAAACAGGAAAATTGTATATTGAATTTAAAAAATCCAACAATGCCAATAACATTACAGATTGGTCTTATTTTTCAGGTTATTCTAAAGATTATTTTTATTTTCCAAATTATAACCACCCTTCTATGACGACAATACTTTTAAGACAAGTTTCCAATCCTTCAAATACCTTACCATTAAGATTGCATTATTGTTCGTCTTATGTAAATTCTTTGCCTTGGAACTGGAGTATGTGTCAATACTCTTATTCTGACTTACAATCAGGAGCAATTAGAGTTTATCCTTATGTTTTAGGTTCATATACTTCTCCAAATGGACAATATTTAACCAAAACTCTAATTGATAATTATTACGGAACTGATTTTTTAGAAGGCAATTACTACTTTGAAGGTGTTGAAGTTTGGTATCTTAATTCTTCTTCTACAAGAAATTCCAATCTTTTTTATGTTATTAACTCCGAACTAACTGAATTTGGTTATGATGTTGCATATAATACTTTTCCTATGGACTCTCCTGTTCCTCCAGTTGTTAATGGAACTTGTGGAGATGCTTCTAGTGTTGATAATTGGACATATGAGGAACCTTCAGAAGATTTATGTGATACAGGAACGCCAACAGAAGTACTTGTAACAAATTTTAGTGATTATTATTGGACTTGGGACTGTGAAGGTTCAGGGGGAGGAACAAGTGAAACTTGTTATTCGCATCGTTCAATGCATCCTATCAACACAATTACTGCTACCTGTGGTTCTTCTCATACTGAAACTTTTGAAGATCCCCCTACTTCTGATCTTTGTGATGTTGGTACTCCTTCTACAATGACATATTCTCCTTCATCTGCACGTTTCTTATGGAAATGTGTCATATCTTCTTATGATTATATCAACTGTTATGCCAATTCTGAAACTTTAATCAACGCTACTTGTGCCGATAATGATACTATTACCGATATTACTGACATTTACCAACGTTGTGAAACAGGATATGCAGGCGTTCTTACATTATCGTCAAATGGACTTCTCTATACTTGGACTTGCTATGGACAAAATGGTGGAACTGATGCGTCCTGTCAAATGACAAACGCTAACTCTATTGTTCCTCCTGATAATGATAACATTTCAGGTTTATCTACTACCATTTCCAATATTATAAAAAGCATTGCAACTTGGTTATTTGTACCTTCTCCTGAAGCATACTCGCACGTTCTTTTAATTTATGAGAATTTAAGAACAAAATATCCTTTCGGTTATTATTTTGATATTTTAAAAATTATTGAACAACTTGAAGTTCCTGAAGCTGACGAATATGAAGTTACAGTACCTCAATTAGTAGTCAACGAAGCAGGTCAATTAGTACCTTCTGAAACTTTAACAATGTCAATTTTTAAAATATCAACGTTTAAAAATATGTTAGGCACAACTTTTTGGAATATTTATTGGTCGATATTAAAGGCACTTATTTGGATATATTTTGCTGTCTTTGTATTTTCACGTATTAGAATTATGTTATTCGATACTTTAACAGATAATGATAAAAAATAATTATGGTTTTAACGGATATAATAATAACTGCTTTGGCAGATACAATTAACATCATTTTAAGTTTTTTTCCTTCATATTCAGGATTACCTTCAGGCGTAGCAAATGCGTTTAATTTTTTTATTCCGTATTGGACAAAAGCATCAGCGTTTTTTCCTATGGGGGAGTTTATTACTATGTTTAAAATTTCCATTGGTATAGTGATCTTTTCTGTTATTTGGATGTTTTATGCACGTGCAGTTATTAGAATAAAATAAATTATGTTTATTGTCTATTCAGGAAAAAGAGGTACAGGAAAAACTTATCACGCTGTTTTAGAAATTAAAAAAGCGTTAGAGCAAAATAGAAATGTTTTTGTAAATTTTACTGTTGATTTTAGAAAAGAATTTCCAGATTTACCTCATCAAAATTGTAAATATTTTGATACACTAAATGACATGGCTTATATGCGTGATTGTTTAATGGTTTTTGATGAAGCACATAGTGATCTATCCTCTAGAAATTGGCAAACATTACCAAAAGAAACTAGTCAATATATGTCTTTGTCAAGGCATACTCATGTTGACGTTTTATTTATTTCACAGGATATTTCAAAATTAGATAAACACGCAAGAGATATTACAGAATTTTGTGTAGAACATCACGTTTTAGGTGGTCAGTACAATCATAAGAAACAGAAATATAGCAAGACATTATTTTTTTGGACTTCAAAATTTTTACCTAAAGAAATTGACAAAGCAAGACGTATTTCTTTTGGAAACCAATTTTTTAGATTTGACAATAAAATTGCCAACTGCTACAATACCGACGAACTATTTGGAAGTTTATTAAAACAACTTCCCCCTAAAATATTTTTACCTTCTTATGAACCAAGAATTTAGTAAAAATTTTATTGATATAATTATTACATTGTTTTTTTGTTATATTGCTTTTAATTTTGTCAAATATTATTTTTTACTCTAGGAGGTAGGTCTATTTCCTGATTTTCAGTTCGGGTTGCCAGTTGCTCGCCATCTTAGCGATGACGTCAGATTCCTGAAGGAAATAGATCCACTCACGGTCAAACTGGATGCGCGTTTCCATGTGAAGCGCCCAGATAATTTCCTCCCCTACTTCCACACTCTGAACGTCAGGACCAGTCGCGAGGACTGTCCCTTGGTTGAGTGGATTCTTTGCCATCTGTGGAATATGAATTCCTCCTGCCGTGATATCCCTTTCTTCTTTGGGGATTACCACAAGGTAAGCACCTTTCGGAATGAAAGGAACTGATGGTACTTTTACGGTTGCTGCTGTTTGTTCTGCGGTTGCTTGCATAAGTCTATTTCTCTACTTTGATAATGTGAATTTCGTTTCCTACTTTGACGATCTCTACCTTGTGCCCCAGCCTGTTGAGCTTCCATCGAAAGGAAGCAAGTTGGTCGCGATACCCCTTGGGCATTTCGTCAGTCTCTACAACTACGATTTTGCTAGTTTGCAAAGCATCGGTTAGACGAGACACAAAGGATACGGTAGGCAAGTGATAGCCTGCGCGGAATGTCATCCACGGATTCTTTCTGAAGATATTGGTGATCCAGTCTACCTTTGATTGTTCTCGGAACTTATTCAATCGTGCCTTCACGACTAGGTAAGTACCCCAGAAGGAAGGAGGTAGCAAATCCTTGTGCATTTCAATGGTAACTTCCTCGTGCTTAACCATTAGAGCCTTCAAGAAATGGAAGACTGTGCGTAGACTGCACATTTCAAAGTCTAGGTTCAGACTCTCACGCACGCTGTCTAATTCTTCCATCGTACTAATACGAATGTTCACATAGTTCTCTGTGACATTCAGACGGAAGCCTTTTAGATAGACCTTATCAGATGGTGGCGTTGTCAACATCGATTACTTTTCCTTTCAATAGTTTCGCTTGTTTCACAGCATCCAGTGCACTGGCGATGCGCTCTAGATGACTCAGCTTAATCGTATCCTCTTCAACCTTCACTTCAGGTTTGCGGGATAGTTCCAAGGCTAATTGTTGCTTCTCCAATTCCAACTGTTCCTTTGCTCGCTTCTCTCTTTCTTCAGAAACTCGCGCCATTCGCATCTTCGTAGACTTGTCAGCAAAGATACCTGCTGTGATGGCTGCCTGCATAGGTGATAGCTCAGCTTTCTTGTCCGTAAATACTTCAATGCTTTGCTGTGCACAATCCATGAATAGATTCTCGATATAGATTCCGAATGTAGGGTCATGCTCAATCAGCTGCATCTTAAACCGTCT